AATAACTTCAGCCGTATAAATAGATGCGGCAATGTCTTTTATTGCACTATTTCGTAGGCAAAAATTTCTGTTCCAGCTGCAGCCGATCCGCTTGCCGTTGAAAGCACAAAACTTGTCAACACTGTCATTGTAGAAACATAAAGACAATTAGCTGATCCAGTCAATGTCGCAGCGGAAGCATTTAAGGGAGTAAGCCGAACATAACAATCGCCTCCTGTTGTGCTAGTTGTTGAAATGTTTGCATTAGTGACAGTTTTGGTTGCAGCCGCTGACAAAGTAACCACGCCAGTTAACGTATCAACTGAACACGAATTGCCGTATTTAGTACTAGCGCCAAATTCCCAAGGCGTATTTGATCCCGAATAAACCCAACCCAAAACAGTGTTGTTTGTGATGTTGTAGTTGGTTGATGTATCAACTTGAATACCAGTGTCCAAAGTTGCAGATGTTCCTGCATCTCTGATGTAGTTACTATCAATATCAAGATCGTTAGAAACGTTGATTCGGATTCCCCTGAAAAGCGGGGTTGTTCCACCAGTAGGCGTTATTTGATTTCCTTGGATACTGCAATAAGACGCATCTGCAACATAAATTCCGTATTGACCAGTATTTCCGCTAATTGTGTTATTGCGAATAATTAGATTTGTTTTGCTTCCTGCGTCAGCAGCGTATATTTGAGCAGTGGTTGTATCATCATTCCCGCAATTATTTATGATATTGCCCTCAATTAAACAATTGCCTGATGCGGCTGTAGGAGCGTATCCAATCCCACCATACAGACCATTGCCAGCAAGTCCCATGCCATCAATTACATTGTTGGCAATAACTATATTATTCATAGCGTTAGAACCGCCAGTATTGTCATAAACCAAAATGCCATAACCAGAATACAAGCGATCAATAACGTTTCCAACAACTGTTAGGTTGGATTGGTTAATACAGGAAATTGCAGTATTAGCAGATCGCAATGAATTTCCAATAATTGTGTTACTGAAGCCTGCATTTATTTTTATCGCGCCTCCAATTACAGTTTGTTTTGACGTATTATTTGAAATAACTGAATTAACCAAATTTGCGTAAACAAGATGATCGTATGGTTCTTCAGCATAGTTCCCGCTAATAATTGCGTGGTAGTGCAGCCCTTGAACCATTGCAATTGCTTGCATAGTTGAGTGTGTGGCGTCGTACATCAGAAAACTATTGTTTATAACTTTTACGCCCTCTGTTGAGTCTTCAACATCAACAGCATAATACTGCGGCGCACCACCAGAGGTTACATAACCCTTAAAAGTGCAATTTTGAACAGTCAAATGGTTTGATCCATAACCAAAAATTGAAACTTCTGGTTGCTGGATAAAATTAATACCATCAACAGTTACGCTGTCGCTATCAATACGCAAAAGGCCTGGACGATTTACGCCAGTTCCTTCGTTTTGAACAATTGTGCCGTTTCCTTGAAACGTGCCATATCCTTTAATGACGACATTGTTTGCTGTTACATACATTACATAAGGAGGATTTGCTTGGTTGATTGATGTTGTGCCACGCAATTCACCATCCAAAATAATCGTTATTTCTTTGTCAACAAGAATTGCGCTTGACAAATCAGTTGCATTGATCCGATAGTAGTCTGATGTTGATGGAATGTACAAAGTTTGTCCGTTAGACATACTATCAATTGCTAATTGAATTGCTGGGCCATCATCAGCTATGCCATCACCAATTGCACCAAAATCTTGAGCATTGGCAATGCCCCCATCAATCATCGAAAAGGTTACTTTTGTTAATGCCATTTTGTTCTCACAAAGTTAAATTCCACTTTTATCCAAACGCATTTTTAGAGCATCATTTTCAGCTTTTAATTCTTGAATGCACTTCATCAACGCATATTGCAAGTCAGTCTGATATATTGACAATCGCGTCTTAGGGTCTTCTTTAGTTCCCCAATTACTTTCAGTAACCAACTCAGGAGCAACAGCCTGTACATCTTGAGCAATAACACCTAATGTTAAACCAGCATCTTCTTCCATGTTCTGATCAATGTAATTAAATGTCTGAACAGGAATGGCACAAATCTTTTCAAGGTAAGAAGTAGCTGGCGCAAAGTTCGTTTTCTCTCTGCGGTCTGAAAGGTTGACGTTGTTTGCAGAATAGTTTTCAATGCCGCCATTAGAACGAACAGCAAAACGGGTGTTTCCAGCGCCTAATGCAGCATAAAATGGATTGCCTGTGTTGTTTGCGTCTGTTGTGAACTTGAGAAAAACCCCATAAGGCGAGGCATTGCTATTAAGAAATGAAACCAAATAGTCGCCAACATTATGAGAAACAGCAAGCCTTGACCGAATACCAGCATTTGGCTGAGTTGTACCACCAATAATAAAATTGCTATAAGTGGCATCCAACAACATTGAGGATGTTCCTGTGTTTGTGCCAAATCCAAGGTCAACAGCCGAACCAGTTGTAAGACCTTTTCCACCTGTTCCAATACTTACGTTCCCAGTACTTAAAGTCGCATTACCAACTAATGTAGGGGTTGTGATTGATGGGCTTGTGGAAAACACCAAATTTGTGCTTGTTGTTCCCGTTGCACCAGAAGCGGTGTAGCCAGTGATGTTGTTAAAAGCAGTAATGCTTGCGGCAGAAGCATTAGTTCCACCATTAGCAACAGGTAAAATGCCTGAGACATGGGTAGTAAGGCCAATCTTGCCGTAGCTAGGGGCAACACCAACGCCGCCTGAAATAAGAGCATTTCCTGTGGCTACGTCAGCAAGTTTTGACAAAGCTGTAGTAGTTGACGCATAAAGCAGATCACCCACAGCATAAGATGTTTGGCCTGTGCCGCCTTTGGCTGCGGTAATAGTGCTAAGACCCGGTGTTATATCTGAAATAGCAAGTTTTACGGTTGTTAAAGATTGAACAATTGGTAATACTTCAGTTCCCGCAACGGGTGTGGTCGCGGCGGTTAGTGCGGAAATTTTTGTGTTGGCCATAATTGTTCCACTTAATTAAACATGACTTCAATTTTTGAAGTGTAAGGGGGCGCTTCAGAAAATAGCAATGTGACTCCATTAACAGAATATGTATTCTTATTTTGATATACGCCATTAATATAAACAAAAGTTGAATTTTCACTGTTTGGTGCAGAAGACAAGGTAAAACTAACTGTTGCCCCAGTGCCGGTAAAGTTTTGTATTTCGTAATTTACAACGCCAATACCAAGAACATTGTCATAAGTGGCAATCAAAACATCATTTGAATCTTTTAAAACAAACTTATACGCTGCTGATGTAATCCAAATTTCACCGCCTTCAGCTACTCGGCCTGCTGCATCTAAAACAATTGGGTTTGTACGAGCAACATTGCCTGCATTGGTCGTATAACTAACTTGAGGGGTTGTAGTCCCCGCCGCATAGGTAAACAGCTTACCGCCGGTCAAAACTGAGCCGGTGTTGGTAAAAAACTGGGCCGCAGCGCCGCCCACAGGGGAGAGAAAGACGGCCATGATTAACCTTTATTCGTATGCGACTGTAAACGCTGCGGAACTGCCGCCTAGAACAATGTACAAACCTTTGTTGAAGTACAAACCGGCTGGAATGTTCAAGTAGGTTGTGCCTGCGCTTACAGAAAATGTATCGGCAATCTTAGGATCGCTGCTGCTTGAAGCGCCAGAGTCGTAGATTGTCAAAGTGCCGCTTGAAGATGCTGTCACAAAGATGCCGAACAACTTGCCAGCACCGACTTTAATTTGTGTGGTTGCTGCGGTTTGGGTGTAATTAGCCATGATGCTTCCTTATGCCAAGAATTTGAGCTTGTATAGCGTGCGAAGATAAATCTCAACGATATTATCTATCAATTGTTGCAGTGATGAATCAGATTTATCACACACATCGTAACGAGCGCCTTCAATTTCGGCAAGTGAATCTTGCAAAAACTCAATGACGTTGGCCGTCTTCTTGGCCGAATTTAAGGTAATTGGGCCAATTAAACCGTACCGGCCTTGGTAGGCTTCGGCAAAGTCATCAGCCGCACCAATGATGCGGTTGTAGAAGATGTTGAGCGCTTCGTGCTTGCTAAAGCTGCGAGTGTTTAAATGCACGGAATGTGCGACATCCCGAGCCAAGAACAGCAAGCCTAAAAATTCATTTGCTTTCATTGTGGCATTCCTTGTGAAGGCATCATTTGTTCTGGTGGCATCTCTTGTTGCGGAGGCATCATCTCCATGGGCATGGATTCCTCGCGCATCTCAGGCATTTGGTTTACTGTGTTTTGCGACTCCATGGCCGCAGCGACAACACCCATGGCAATGTCTTGGATCTGTTCTTCAGTCATACCGGCCTGCACAGCGGCAATTCGCTTAGTTTCGGCATCATAAAGTTTGATCTGAGCCTCAAAGTCTTTGCGCTCCATGTCTTGCATTTCAATAGATTTGCCGACATTCTCAATCATCTGGTGCATCTGCTCCATCTCAGCGCCCATGGCCTGAATCTGTTGCTGTGCAGCTTGCAATGCTGGATCGTCCTCGCCGTCCGACAAGAACTTGGGGTCAATGGTCTTGGCAAAACGCTTAGACATTTCCGCAGCGCCTGGCCAATCCATGTTCTTGACGAACAAGTCACCGGCCACTTGCCACAGTTGGGGATTACCCTGTAAGAGTTGAGCCATAGCTTCCAAAGCCTCTTGGCGTTTGGTTGCGTAGCCTGGGCCTGTTGTGGCCACCACATCGTACTTGCCGACGCCGGGGTTGTAGATCTTTTCAATCACAATGCCGTTCTGATCCACAATTTTATTGACTGGTTCAGGCTGGTCAGGGTTGATCTTGACCATCTTAGTCTCGCCGTCTTCACCAATGATGCGGGCAATGCGCTGTGTGTCGTAAATCTTAGGAATCAAGTCCACCAACTGACGAGCCACATGGCGCACGGCACGGGTTAGGTTGTCACCATAGTGGTATGTGCCAACATCACCCTCACGCTGGCGAGCCAGAATGGCTTTGCCAGAGCGTTCGTTGCTTCCCATGCCCAAACTGGCGTTATATTGGCCGGTTGTGGACTTAATGTCCTCAGATGCGCCTGCTTTGGCCTGCAATAGACCGCTAGAGGCCATTGGCGGCTGTGCCCGCTGGGGTAGTGGCAAGACTGCGCCTTGGCCGTCTGTAACGTCAGGATTGACTTCCAGATAAGGCCAGTTGTTTGTGTTAGCTGTCTTCCACTTGTCTTCATAACCCTCAAATTGGCCACCATAGCCAATGAACGGAGCCTTGGGGGCGAGTGCCAGCATCTCAGCTTCCTGAGACACCCAGTAGTTGTACATGCGCTGGGCATCTTTGGCGTTACGCACCAAGCCAGAAATGTAGATACGGCCATCAACTTCGAACTCATTACCAACAACACGGATCACGGGGATCCATTTGCCAGCCCATTCTTGTTGTTCAAGGATTTCATAGCCGTTGATCTTGCAATACATCACCCGTGGGCGCTCAGACTCGCGCGACTTGATGGCTTTGCCAAACATGTCTTTGAGCATCTTATCTTCAGGCGTGCCTTCAAAGGCCGACTGGTTGCCGGGGTACAAATTCAGCTTTGTTGTGTCGTATTCGATGTAGTAATAACCCGCAATACGCACTGTTTCTTCACTCAGCCAATTGCTGATTGACTGGTCACCCACGCCGAGGGACTGCAAGGTAGAAATAGGCGCAGCATCAGGATACTGGCGCTCATATTCTGCTTTGGTCAAGTCTTCGGTGATAAAACAATACGTTGCATCCGCACCCGTTGGGTCTTGGATCAATGGATCCATGTAGACCGAAAAGGAATTACGCACACGGCCAATTTTGATGTCCTGATCAAATGTGTTCTCGTCGCAATACTCGGTCATCAGGGTGATGTAACCCTCGCCGTATGCAACTTGGTTCTCGCACGCTGTGTCGTAGGCAACATCAGCGTCGCTCATGTACTCAATGTGGCGAATCATGCCGTTGAAGATGTCTGCCACTTCCACATCAGCGTCGTCATCGACTGGAATGACCTTTGCGCCTGGGCGATTCTGACGCATGTCATTCGTCACTTGACGAACGTGCTGCGGCAGTTTGTTAATTGTGAGTGTTGGGCGGGCGTTAATTGTCTGGCCTTGCACCGCACCGCGAGTAGCCAGTACGTCAGCAGGCCACTGCCAATGGTTGTCAGGAGAACCGGCATAAAAACGCAAATCGTCGATCTCATCTTCACGGCTTTCAGCCAGTGCAGAGACAGCCATGTCCAACCGAGCGCGGGCGGTTGTCAGAATGTCTGAATCAGACTTTGGTGGTTTGCCGCCAGCAGCTACGTTAGCGGCTGCGACTATTCCGGTTGGATCATTCATTCCAAAACCCCTAAAATATGAGGCTCACGCATGACGACATACATCTTGCCGTCTTGTTTAAATTCTTGCCCTACGCCAAAGTATACATGGTCACCGACCTTGATGTCTAGGCATTTTGGCCCAACAGCCACGGCAATGCCGGTTTCGGTCTGTGAGTTCGCAGGCAATACAAACAAGGGATGCTTTTCAACATCGCGCTCAATGATGATGCAGTCTTGGAGTGCTTTCATTTTTTCTTCTTTTCCGCAACACTTCTCTTGACCGAGTACGCTATGGCCACGGCCTGCTTGACGGGCTTGCCAGCTTGCACTTCAGCTTTGACGTTCTTGCGGAAGGCTTCGGGTGATTTGGACTTGACGAGTGGCATTTAAGTCTCCGTGTGGAAAATGGCGTAGTTCAAATGGATCGCTTCACTGTACGCATTGTTGGTCACGTTCTTAATTTCTACCGTGAACGAGCCATTGCTAACGGCCACAATGAACACGTTGTACGCACCCAAAGTGCCGCCAGAGGCCACACTGATTACCACCACATCTTTGGTGCTGACTGTGCTGCAATTGACCACAAACACCGCATTGGCGCTGGGGGCCATCTGCGCGTTGGCCGTGATAATCTGGCCAGAAGGCGTGTTGATTGTGACCGCTGTAGTCTTGTTGTTGGTCTGCGTTACGGTGTCGTAAGCGCCAGCGGCATAGCCAATTGTGCCAGTGGTGGCAATGTTGGTAGCCTTGACAATATCCGCGCCGATGATGTTTTGATCTTCGTATGCGACGCCAATGGGTTTAGTATTTGCCATGATTATTTCTTCTTAGCCGTCTTGGCTGATTCTTTAAAGTCCTTGGCCGTAGGCGCTGCCTTACTGCCAGGCTTGTTCATCTTCTCGCCAGAGCCAGCTTTGATGCGGGCTTGCTTGGCGTGAATGTTTGCATAGAGTCCGGGCTTTTGCATATCAACACTTCCATCGTTTAAGAGCCGCTTTAGCGCGTTCGCCGTCCTTGGCGTTGGCCGCTACTGCGCCCATCCTTGCACAAAATGAGTCCTTGCGACCTTGGTCTGCTTTGGTCTTGGGGTTGGGTGCTGGCGCCTTGAGGTTTGAGCCAGTCGCGGCGTTGTACTTCTCACGCCCTTTGGCCGTCAAGCCAGCGCCTTTGCTGACCGGCAACTTCTCGCCGCGCCCGACACTTAGAGATACTGACTTTTTAGCCATCACGACCCCATCCAAGATGTAGTAGCCACGCTTCGATCACTGTATGTGCGGCGCTGCGTGGGTTCACGCGCCTCACGGTGGGCCACGGCAAAGGCAAAAGTCACGCAGATCGCGTCAGCCGCGTCTGGTGACGCCAAACCGCGCGCCTTCATGTCCTTTTTCGACTCCAAGAAAATAGTACCCTTGGAGTCGGGCTTCATCATAGGCGAAATTAGATCAGTTTTCAGGAACCTGTCAAGCGGAATTGAGGCTGTTTTGAGCCAATCCTTCATTTTCCCCCACATTTCAGCCCTTTTGTTGCCGTACATGATGGGATTCGTTGACTTATTACCGAAGTTAATGCCCTTGACTTTGTAACGCTGCTCTTTCAGGCGGTCGACAATACCAGCCCCGAGGCCACCCTCGTCGATTACTACTAAAGTAGGCTTATATTCCTCAATCGCCTCGATCACATGACCGACCACCGTCATGGTGTCGTCGCCCCTGTGGCGCTGGATCGAGATAATGTCCCGCCCTTGCCTGATCGCAATGACTGTCGCATCCGCGCCGAACCGCGCGGGGTCAACGCCGATCACAATTGGGGCTGATTGGTCTTTGTACTTGGGCCGCTTCATAGCCTCGTCGACCAACAAGGCCGAGATGAACTGATCGTCGCCCTCAGATGGGAACTGACCGTAGACCTCAACGTGCGCTTGGGACGACTCAGGCCCATACTCGTCGATGATCTGCTGATAGACCTGCTTGTCCGTCCCCTCGACCGTGCGCGCGTCCACCACCTTAGTCGACCAGAACTCCCGCTTGCTGTTAAAGCATTCGTAGAAGTACCCCGTGTTGCGGCGGGGGTTGGAGAACGCCATCCAGAAGCGGTTAGGCGTGTTCTCGGTAAAGAATCCACTGGTGACCGCCCAGATGCTGTCGTCAATACCAGACGCCTCGTCAAACACGACCAGCACACCGTCGAAGTTGTGAACACCGGCGTAGGCGTCGGGATTCTCCGCTGACCAGAGCCGCCCCTCGACGCCCCAGTAGCGTGTGCCCTTTTTAAGATCACGCTCGACCAGTTCCGTGAGCCACTTGGCAGGCATCAGTCTGGTGGCCGACACTTCAAACCAATGGCTGTTGATGGCGGTGGCCAGCCACTTGGTAATTTCGGCCCATGTGACTGACCTGAGCTGAGACTCACTGTTAGCCGAGATAATGGTCGTGGAGCCGATGCGGGTTGTAAGCATCCAGATTGTGATCCATGACACTAAGGCCGATTTACCAATACCACGGCCAGATGAGACAGCGTGCCGTAAGGTGTTGAAGTCAACCAGACCCTTGTTCTCTTGTATGTGCGTGGCAATTTGAGTGAGTACCTCACGCTGCCATTTGCGTGGGCCTTTGAAATGCTCCAGTGGCGTGCCAGGCTGACCCCAAGGAAACGCGAACATGACGAACGCCAGTGGGTTGTCCTTGATCGCTGGCGCCCATAGACGCGCCATGAGTTCCTGTTCGTCTTCAGCGCTGTATATGGTCGATTGCATGGACTTGAGCTTCTATGATGTTTGCGTCTTCGACTGTCAGCGCCCTTTTCTGCGCCTCGGCCAGTGCGCCAGTGATGGAGATGCGCTGGTCGACCTCAACCGAGATAGCCTGCTTGGCCACCCAGCCGTGTTGATGTTTGAGGACTTCTAACGCTGACTTAGCGTCGCCTTGGAGGGCGGCAGACCGCAGGACGTTGGCCATCTCTATCTCAGCGTCTGCCTTGCCCTTTTGCGCGGCCAGTTCCACCACGGGGTCAAGTTGCGTGAGCTGTCGGTATTCTTGGGGCAGCATGCCTGCGGCCAATGCGAGTGCGTCGCCTTTGAGGCCTAGCTTGGCTGCGTCATATACAGCCTTTAGACGCGATTCGGTCGCTTCGACCTTGCGCGGTGTAAATGGAATCGAGTGGAACATTTGTTCTCCATGCAGGTTGCACGTGGGTGCGATCATATATCAAAAAATAAAAAATTGTTCGTGAACGCTACGTTTTCGTTGGCCCTTTGCGCTCGGCCCTACCCCCTCCCCCTCAAGCAAAATGTCCTTTTCCGTGGGTCATTGTGGGCACGTTGCCGCCGGTCATTGTGTCGCATGGCCACGCGGCCTCATGCTTTGTGAGTCATTGTGAGTCATTCCTTTTTTATGACTCACAACAACACACATGGAAAAGGCACAAACTTTGCGCGTGCAGTTTGTGGGCAGTGTGGGCAGTCGTGAGCGGTACTTTCAAGCGCGTCCAAAACGGTGAGCCTTACACAAACTTACACACAGATATTTTTTTTAGTTATCAACAAAACATAACTCACATTGACACACAACAAGCTTTTATCTATATGCAACAAGCATTTACCCGTGAGTCATTGAGGCACGTTTTCGCTACCCACACAAAACCACAACAACCCACAACCTAGGGTTTGTCCCTAGAAAATAGTTGTTGACAATGTAAAAGAATCTTTTACAATACATACATCAACAACGAAAGGGCAACCGATGTTAACTCTCCATCAATCCGCAAACTACGCGGTGCATCTACTTAATAACTCAGGCTTGATCGTCGAATCGACGCGTAAAACTGGCGGCGTTCAGCTGCGCTCCGATCACCCTCAATTTGCTGAGTATGTCGACGCGTTCAGAACGGCGATTGACTCAAGCGAAGCAGACGCGCTTTGTAAAGCACTATTTAATTAAGGAGCTTAAATGAAACACACAATTTATGACATCGCCGCCGCCGTAGTTATCGGCCTTTTATTAACCGTAGGCGCATTGGCCTACTTCGACATTCTTTGGAGTTAATCATGGATTTTGTACTAATTCAAAATGTAAACGACGAACCCGTCTATGCCATTCAGTTAGAGGGCGCGACGATCTTCAACCCTAATTTCAGTGAATGCGGGCGCTTTGTAGTTGACCCATTGACTCATTACAAATTAGACCAAAAAACAGTAGACGCGTTGGCAATGCTCAACGCTCATTTCAACTATTCAACGGAGTGCTAAAAATGACTGACAAAACATATAACGGCTGGACAAATTACGAAACATGGCGCGTCAACTTGGAAGTTTTTGACGGCATGGAGGCGTCAGATTTTGACGGCGCAGACAATGCCGAAGTTGATATATACGAATTTTCTAAGCAGATCGAAGAGTACGCCGAAGAGATTATTTTTTCCGGCGTCAGGTATGACGAACGCGCGCCGTCTAGCTTAATGGAAGATTACGCCCGCGCTTTTTTGCAAGCCGTCAATTGGTACGAAATTGCCAAGCACATGGTTGACGATTACATCGCGGAGAATCAAGAATGAGGGTGTTGGTTGCTTGCGAGTATTCCGGCACCGTGAGAGACGCATTCATACGGGCTGGGCATTACGCCGCGTCATGCGACATTTTACCCAGTGAGTCACCGCTGGGCGATCACTATCAATGCAACGTCATGGACATCATTGACCACGGCTGGGATTTAATGATCGCGCACCCGCCATGCACTTATATGTCAAACGCGGGTGCGTGCCGGATGTACCCACAAAAGGGCGTTGTTGACCCTGAGCGACTGGCTAAGGCAATGGAGGCAAAAGAGTTTTTTCTTGCGCTACTCAACGCGCCCATTCCTCGGATATGCGTGGAAAACCCAAAGCCCCTCAACATTGTGGGTTTGCCTACTGAGACGCAAACAATCCAGCCGTGGATGTTTGGCGAACCGTACACAAAGAAAACTTTGCTATGGCTTAAGGGTTTACCGCCGCTTGTGCCGACTGACGTTATCACTGAGGGCATTGTGCCTTTTTGCCCCTCTGGGACAAGCCGCAAATTAGGCGGGAAGTCACTGGGCGCAGCAAAAAGGGGCGATGACGCAAAAAACCGAAGTAAATTTTTTAAAGGCATGGCAAACGCCATGGCAAACCAATGGAGCAACACATGACACCCCACGAAATAATCCACAAAGAAACTGGGCAAGTTGTTGGCACTTATGCCACTTACGAAGCCGCTTACGCCGCTTATGAAAAATTGAGCATGACTGACCACGCTATTGGCCCAGTCATGGTCTACGACAAAACCGCACGCACTTATGTACCAAAGGAGACTTTATGAAAACGTTTGAAGTTTGTTTTAAATATGAAACTTGGGCCAATTACACCGTGGAAGCCCAAGACCAAACCGAGGCCGAGAATATCGCCCTTGGCATGCTGCAACGCGATGAAGGCGACTATTTGCACACGGGCGAATGGACGGACACCACGGTGGAGGAAATATGAAAGACCCTTGGCACGATAAATATTTTGGCAAGAGCGCGCCTGAGTTTTACTACGAACCTAAAACAGACGCCCAGCGCGCCGCGTACATTAAAAAATGGGAAAACTACACGCCCAAAACGGGCGACGAATGGTGCTTAAAACAGAATTATGAACTTTGGAAAAGGAAGCAAACAAAATGACCTACGAAGTACAAACCCTGACTTTTCTCAATCAATGGGAGAACACATGGACGGAGGACGGCGTGGAGCCGGTTCAGTTCAACACCTACGCCGAAGCCGCCGCAGAACTTGCGGGCTTTCTTGACGATATGGCTTACGCCGCGAAAAACAACTTTTTATTAGACCATGACCCCGCAGATTATCGGATTAAAAAATTATGAACCATTACGACCGCACAAAAATAACCTTTCACCGTGGCAACGCGTTCACGCCGGAGGGCATCGAGGCCGAACCGTTCGCCACGGTGACGATTAACGACCTAGTAGGTAGCGAGTTAATCGAGGCCATTTGCACGCTTATGCGTGAGCATATTCACGCGGCGCACGCCGACTTTTGCAATATCAAAATTTCAACCGAAGACTGGGATGTATAACATGATCGAATTCACACACCACGGCATCGCCGTAAAATGCAAGCCTGAAAACGCGATGCAATACCGCGCCGCCATGGATAAGCCGCCCAAGGCTAAAACAGTCAGTGAGAAGCGCGATTATCCAAAGTGGAACCCAAACATGAGCGCGTGTGAATACGTACGCGCTTATATCCGATTAAATGAGCGCCGCCGCATGATTGACTGCGCGCACGGCTGCGCAAACTATCACGGCACGCCCGCGCTTTACGATGGCGCGTTTCCTGAAGTGCTGGAGGAATTAGACCCCGACTGGACGCCACCGGCACCAAAGGCGCGCAAAATCACGCCTAAGCAGGCCATTATTCAAGCCCTTGACGCCCTCAAACTGGGCGACATCGACACGGCTCAATGTATCTTGACGGAGGCGCTCAAATGACCCACCCAGTTATCGCCGAAGCATTGGCACCGTTCAGGCCGTTGACCTACTCTGAACACTATTACATCGACCTTGGGTACCAACACGAGGAGGGCAAGGCCAACGAACACGAATACAAACGGGCGCAGGCCGAGGGGCCGGACGCGCGCCGGTTGCTTAACCGTGGGGCCATGGAAGCGCTCCAAAGGCGGTATTGATGGTTTTACTAATTGCGCTTATACTGGGCGCGTTACTGTCAATTCTCCTTGATCTGTAACGGTTGCCACACCTCACAAGCCCGCTTTACGCGGGCTTTTTTTTACTTCACCAGCCGGACAAGCGGCGCGATTTTAGAATCCGGCAACACTTGCACCGCGTCTCTTAATTCTGACTTGCCACGGTTGACCATATCAGGGGCGCAGAAAATGTGCTTCTTGGTCGTATGCGCCCGCGACTTAAGCAGACCCATGTCAACCCAGCCCGCCTCGCGGAAGGCATGCAACAAAGCCGCCACCGGCAATTTCATGCCGGTTGGGGCTTGTCCAGTCAGGCGGTCGCAGACCGACTGCCACGGGCCACCCAGTACACCGGCGGCAAACTCACCAATGCGGGAGCGCATCATCTCAACTAAGAACGACTCAGCGCCGGACATGCCCGTCTCGACCATGATGGCCTTGGCCTCAGTCATCGGAGGGGCAGCGCCCGCATTGAAGGCCGACACGTCACGGGATGCAAGCCAAGCCGCCACCGCCGCAAACCCGCCCGCCTTGTACCATGCCCACATGCGGGCGGCGGCGTCCGAGTCCATGCAAAGGGCGTCAGACCACAAGACAAACCAACGGCGATCATTTGAGGGGATGGTGATCGCCATGCGCTCATTTGAGAACGCCACCACTTGCAAACGGTTGACCGCCTCATAGGGGGCGAGCCCCTTACGCTGAATTGACAAGTATTCAGGGGGCGCGGCAATCACGGGTTTCAAACTGTTCTCAAGGGCGCGGCGGTCAGACGCCTCGGGCTGGCGCAGTTCGTTGATAATCAACACCTCACATTCAAGGTGATAACCCCAAGGGGTTGACAAGTCTTTGTTATCGAGCTTCTTGACGTTGGCAAGCGAGTCACCGCCCATTGCCCAGAAAAACGGCGCCCACATGGTGTCCTTGCCCGAGCCTGGGTGACCGCCATGCAACACGGCGTGATTGACCTTGACGTTGGCGTTTTGCACTTTGAAGGCCATCACGTTTAGAACATGCTCGCGCTCGGTGTCGTCAGGAATCATGCGCGCCACATGGTCAAGCCACGGCGTAGGGTCAACACCGCCAGCAACGGGCGGGCGGGCGTCACGCCATCGGTTGCCGTACACCAGACCCTCACGGGCGCAAAGGATGTTCTCGCCGGGGGCGTAAGTTACGCCAACCAGAGTTTTAGCGCCCTTGGCTTGACGGTTTTCATCAAAGCAGACAGACGCCTCAATCTTGCGCTTGACGTTGTTGATTGACTTGCAGTCAATGTGACGGAACAAAGCGTTAAACGTACCGCGTCCGATCTCGCGGCGGTCTTGCATGTCAAAGTAAGCGTCATCGTCTTGAATGTACGCGAAGCGCTCCCACCAACCGTCCTTTTCAATGCGGCCCAGTTCCTTGCGCTCGACCTCGGCGACGATGGCCGCAGCAGCGTCAGGGTAAGACTCGTTAGGGGTCAGCTTGGCAAGCGCCGCATCCATGGCAAACGTGAGTAACTCTTCGCGCAGGCCGGGGGCGTGCTTTGGGCCGCCTTGATCTGACACCCATTGCAAAAACGCATTAGAGTCAAAGTCAACACAGTGGCTGTGCAGGCAACGGTAAGCACGGTTAGCGGGCATGTAACGGCCCTCGGGGTTGCCGTCCGTATGCTCGGCTGAGTTGGGGCAGATCACGCCGGCCCAGCCTTCGTGATTGGGCTTGGACAGTAGCGCACCATGGCCACTGAGCCACGCCATCACATCATCAGCGCCATCGTCTGACAAGCGGATCGGACGCACACCGATGGAGTCGGCTGGCGCTGGGGTTACGTTGAACGCTGTGCAGATTTCGTCAAGAGTAAACTCACGCGCAGGCTCAAACTCAACGAGCTTGGCGGCGAAGTTGTTACGGCCTGGCTTCAAGTTGATCGAACCGGGCAGGCGGAAATTGCGCACAGCGTTGACGGCGCCTTTGTCGGTGTAACCGGCTTCGGCGATCGATTTGATGGCTGCGGCGAAGTCGGCCTTGGTGGGCTGCTCAGAGAAAGCATAACCCCACTGGAACGAACCAGGGGACGTCTCGATCTTCCAAGTCGGCTCAAGCGGCGGTATGTTGGGGGCTTTGTCAGGGTCGCCCACGTCGTCCAGCACCATCACAAGCACATACTCACAGCACGCCACGCTGGCGCTTGGATAGCCGTCTTTGAAGCGGTCGACAATAAAGCTGGCCGTGTTGCCGTAGATGGCCCACTCGGGTTTGATGCGTGCGGTAGGCAACATTGCCGGCCACGTGCATTTGATGGCGCCATCAGGAAAAAATTGCAGTTCTTTGCCGATGGGTTTCTGACGCACGATCAACGCTGTCTCACCCTCGGGTGCCAAGGAAATTAAAAAATCAAGAAAATTCATTTGCCATACCTTTTCATAGTTTCAACTTCAGCGTTCAAAGGCAGGCCGTCTGCCCACTCTGGCGCTGTACACATCACACGTTTTAGTTCTTCTGCCGCGCCTTCGCGGTCAGTCTCAATCACGATCTCGTCATGCACATGAAGCACGACGTCATCGAGTTGTCTGAGGGAAT